GAATAATCGTTGTCTCCGACGTAGCGGAACCATGGCAGATACAACCCTCCTTCTTCGAAGTAAAAATCACTCGGAGGTTCAATTATTCCGCGTACGACATTGTACTCCCACTTCATGAACCAATCTCCTTAACGCCTATCCAATATAACACTAGGGGGCTACGAAAGAAATATTCGTAGCCCCCTAGAAATGCGTTTGGTATCGCAAACTCTATCGACGATCACGTCTCGCAAGCTCATCGTATCTTGCGGGATCACGAACATCACGAATCCAGCGTTGAATGTATGCCCAACCAAACCACAGCGACATGAGAAGATCTTTGTACATTGATCGTCCGCTTTGTCGAAGCTCATAGACAAGTTCATCTGCTAGTTCACGCTGCCGCGGGTTGCCACCAGCCCTGATAACGAACTTTCCACTTTCGAATGATGACGCCATACCAGGTACGCCATCCTCCAGGTCGTGTTTTTCTGCTCCAGTAATATGTGAAATTAGTGGGACTGATCCCCAGTGTTCTTCCATACCGAACTGAAAGATGACGCCTGCAGCATTCTGCTCGATAATCATTCCAGTCTGGCCTCTAGTCTCAACTCCTCCAGCTGGCATAACGTTATTGGTCCAAACGTCGTACATCCACTTCCTGTAAGCAGCATTACCAGTTAGCCCGCGGTCTCGATCGATATAGAATACATCAAACTTGTCGTCCCATGTCAATCCAAGCCCGATGCCGGCCATCCATGCGGTTTTCTGATCTTTGCCCTTTTCTCGTGCCCATGCAGGGTCCCACGTATTCACAATGATCTGATAAGGGCCAAGCTGACCGGATAGTGGCTGAAGTGTTGGGTCAGCCATGGTTGCTAGCCTGAGCATCTCATCATTGGTTAGTGACACACGGATAATCGACCATGGAATAATACGCCTGGCAGAAGCTTGTGGTGGTGCCAAAGTATCGTTGTATGCTCGGTCTAGCCAATCTTTTTCGAACCAAGAAGTACTGTCGTCATGAGGTTCCTGCATGTACTCAGTCTGCCATGCCCAGTGACCAACACGACTTTTAAGTGTCGATAGAGCTTCTGGCGTAAACCTTGCGCCCCAGAATGAACAAGGCTCGATGGCTGTTGTACGCGCATCACACACTGGACAGTCCATTGGCCCAATTCTAGAAGCCGGCATGCCACACACATCACATCCAGGTCTATCTTGTACCGCCTTGAAGACAGACTTAGAGAACGTAGTACCTCTGTGACCGTTCATGACTTCCCACAGTAGGGCCAACTCACCGATAACCGTACCATGAAACATGTAAATTGCGTTAGGATGACAAGCTGGTACGACACGGGTATCCCACCAGTCCCACATTTTGCGAGCCATGTCTTTCGTAGTCAAGAACTTTTCGTCGTCGCTATCATCAGAAATGATCGCGTCAGGTCGGTATTGTTTGTTCTTAACACCACGCAATGACTGCATGGCTCCACGCGCTACTAGTCTAGCTCCGTTAGGCAGGATGAAGTCGTCCTTACTCCAGGTTCGAGTCTCCTGTCTAGTGGCTTTCTGCTTTCCAAAATCTTTGATCAGAAGTTCGTTGTCTTCAAGCTCACTTCTGATTTCAAATGCCCGTTCTGTGACCTGATTGCTAGTATTGCTGAGCAGCAAGATACACCTAGCCCTACCCGTAAGTAGTAGCCAGATAGACATAACCTCGCACAGCCATGTTGATTTGGCACCACCACGAGGAACGGCCGAAACAGTGCCATCGGCGAAATGCTTACCATCCCTCATCACTAGCGAGTTATTCAACAGCCTGGTGGCTTGTTCGACCAGATAGAAGTGGATGTACGAAGATGCGACTTGTCGTTCTTCGTTATCCCAAGGCCCCATAGCTCCGCAAGTAGGACACATGATCAAAGTACGGTGGGGGACAGTATTACCGCAATTTCCGCATTGCGGATCGCGCGATACGAACTTGTGCCGCATGTAGCGTTGACCGAATACCCACGGGCGGTCAAACGCTTCAAGTCTTTGCATCTGGTCTACAAGACTGTCTAACTCTTTGACCTTAGAGTCAGACATCTTACCGGACCTGGCTTCCTCTAGGCGTTCTTCCATCACACGCCAAAGGTCGTCCACATCTTTCAAGTTCAGTAATTCCGCGATCTCTAGAATCGCGCGCTTTCTGAGTTTTGGATCGCCTCCCCTTTCGAAGCCACCGTCCATCAGATAGCGCCCTGACGGTTAAGCTCGTCGCTATCAGTTGCAGTTTCGTACAGTGGGGTAGTAGAGCTGAGCGTACTGATACTATTGGCGCGGTTAGCGATCATCACATTGTCAGTCCCGGATACCGCGATTTGGCCGTTGGCAATAGACCCAGCAACAACAGAGTTGTCACCGCTGATGTCTAGCGGACCAACATTTCCACTCCAGCAGTTGTTACCACCTGTATCAGTAGCCGTAGATCCGTTCCAGTTGTTACCTGCCATGGCGCATAGAGAACTACTCACGTCAATACCAGCGTTAAAGTGATTCCCAGCAACTGCTACATCATCACCAGCACAGTCAAAGTTTCCGTGTACGTAATTACCAACAAAGGTGCAGTTGTCAAAGTCAAGCTGGCATGACCCGGTAAGTACGTTCCCAACAATCGGTAGCTGTTGAGAGCTGGTAGTTCCTCCCAGCTTATTGAATACGTTACCAATGAATGGGCTTGTGACGATCGTAGAGCCTGCTGTAACCGGTTCAGCCTCGTCCGGGGCGAAGTTACCCATAATCACGCATTGAGACGCGTTGTTACTGTTTTCAGTTACAAAGAAGTTGTCATCATCATAGCAGCTGTTAAACGCTACGATGCTTCTAGTCACATCTAGGAAGTAGTTGGCTGTAGTGGCGTCACCCATCATGTTACCAACGATGAGAAGCCGCTGCTTAGTAGTACCACCACCACAGTCTAGACCGTTGTTAACACCACTACCAAGATTACCTAGGATGATAGATTCTTCGCACCCTGTAGGCAGGGTGATGTCGGCTTGTAGAGCCCCACCCGCGTCATCACCACGCATGACTAGATTGCCGGAAACGATTGACTTACCAACCAGTGGGTTAATACCAACTTCTGGTGTGTCAATGACATTACCGAAAATTATCTGGTAGTCCTTTGGTGTAGAAGTACTCTGAACGGTTGCAAGAATACCGTACACCGATAGCGGACTAGAACCAGCGGAATTACCGGTAGCTCCCGTAAGATTCAGCATGTTAAGTGCGCAAACGTTTTGGTCGTCATCACCTGACTCGAGACCCAGATCAATCGCGATAGGATTTTCTCCGGTCATGGTGATCATGTTCATGGCTTCGATATTGTGGTTAGTGGTATCAGTAGTACCACCAATTCGAATACCGTACAGCTCAGCTTCGATGTTGTTGAAAGTCAGCATACAGTTCTTGGTCAGCCAACCATAAATTCCGACACCAACGTCTTTGATGTCGTTACCAGTGATCATTCCCTTCCAACCGTTACCAGTCGCAACGATTCCGACGTTAATCAAAATCCCAGCTTCCGCGGAACTTCCTGTGCCGGTAATCTTGTTATCTTTAATCCACATCATCGTATTATCACTAGACGATTCGCAGTGAATTCGGATAATACCATCAGTACCGGAAATAGTTCCGCTAGCCGTAAGTACGTTATCGGTAATCCAACCAGTAGTGTTCGTTGTACCTGCAGGGTCGCCCAACCGAATGACCCTTTGAGAGTCAGTCGTAAGGTCGTTCTTTTCTACCCTTAGATTGGTAGCGGTTATGATACGAATGCATGGGCTCTCAGCAGTGGCATCACAGTACGTAATCCGCGGATTAATCATTGTCCCACTAGACTCCCAGAACACAAGTGCTTGTTCTGTCCCGGCTGGAGTTCCGTATGAGCCGGAGTCGGAAAGCAGGAAACAGTTATTCATCTTAAGGTCTGACAACGAGCACGTTGCAGACGAGCTGGCATAAACGTAGCACCCGCCCATGTACGCTTTACAGTCAGTAAATTCAACGTCTCCAATAGATGAATTTCCGTCAGCCACCAGCACGTGTGCTAGTTGTCCTCCGCCGCCGTTTAGTGCTCCGCCGCTGATAGTAGACAAGTATGTGTTACCATCAAAAAGACATCGCCTAAATGCCAGTCCACTGATGATTCCAGCTGAGCTGACAATGATAGAGTCTGTGTCAGCAGTACCAGTCCCTGTATATCTGAAAGTAATGTTTTCAAACACCCAACCAGTGAGATTGACCCCTGGCTCAAACAGTGCGTTACCCGTATGGCTCCAAATGATACGACCTTCACCATGGCCCTGATGAATTGAGTCGCCTCCAGACTGTCCGATGATAGTCACATTCTTCAAGTTGAAGAAGTCATCTTCTGTAATCTCGGCAGCAACAGTACAGTCACCGACAATTTCGATTCGAGTGGATCGCTGAGGCATACTGCTGGCAGCCATAGCTGCTGCGAACGCCAGCGCGTTTTCTAGCGTATCAAACTGAGCACCGTGATCATCCTGATCATCAGAGACCGTCAAGGTCAAGCACTCGTTATGCTTAGTAAAGTTGCGAGTGAGGTACCTTAGAGTACCAGATACTCTCAGACCAGACCCGTCTGTGTCAAACTGGATGAATGGTACTACTGTATCGTCATACACAGCATCATTAAGCGTAGTCGTAAACGCAAAATCTGCAACTGTAGGATCAGAATCATAGTAAACGTAGATCGTTGAGTTGATCGTAAAGCTAGTCAACGACGCGGTAGGAGGATCATACTCTTTCCCGCTAATGAATGCTGACCCTCCAGCGGTGATATTGAGCGTTGCTCCACCACCAGCAAAAGACGAAGTAGGTCGTTCAAACCACCCACGCCGCCAAAGATTGTCCATAGCAGTCGTAGACGCATCTACCCAGTCTGACAGAGTATCAGTAACCTGTTGGCCAGTCGTACTATGAGTTTCAGAACCAGTAGCCGACGCGGTAGTTCCGATATGAACGTACGCATCATTACTATCGAAGTCAGTGGTCGTAATAACCGGACCAAGAATCGTAATCTTGTAGTGTGATGCCGTTGTACTAGCAGGCGACTGTCCAAGGTACCCATCGCCAATTCCGTCCAGGTTGA